CAAAAGCCGTTGCCATTCGGCAAACATATCGGCCCTGCACCGTCAAATTGCTTGTTGTAGCGCGCCACAATAAATGGCCCAAGCGCGACAGTTACGTGGCCCATGGTGGTGATTTGGGGGTGTATTTTCGACCGCGACAGTTTCGTGGCCCAAGGCTCAAGTGACCGGGGTTCAAGGGTCCTTGCGGCGCGCTCATCTTTGCGCGGTTTCGTTGTCTCTTTCGGCCTCGAAGCCGGTGGTGAGGCTTTGGTCGAGGCGGTGGATGACGCGGGTGAGTAGCCATTGTCCGTTGAGTTCTGGCTTGATGGCTTGGAGGTCTACCTTGGCTTCGGCCATGAGGTCGGCGTGGAAGCCGCCGAGTTGTATGGAGAGCTTGGCGCTGGTGCGTTGCGATCGATCGAGTGCGGCTTCGGCGGCGCAGCGGGCTTCGGCCCGGGTGGCGTAGGGATGGCGGAGGAGCAGTTCGGGCTCTCCCTGTCCGGCGGTGAGGCGATGGGCGGTGGCGGTGTCTCTGTCGCCCCATTCGGCGGTGACGCTGCGGTATCTGCCGCGTTCTGCGATGTTCCAGGAGCCGCTGCCGATCTGGTTGCGATGGATGGTGAATGTGGGGAGCGGGGTTCCGTCCGCGGCCTTGCCTTCGCCGTGCCTGGTGAAGATCAGGGCGCCGCTGGCGGGCTTGGCCACGGCGTCGAGGTCGTGGGCGATGCGTGTGAGGAAGTGCAGATCGCTTTCGGAGGTCTGGGCGCGGTAGGGGTAGAAGCAGGGCGCCAGGCTGTCGCCGACCAGGGGCCTCAGCCCGTGTTCGGCGGCGATCTTGGCGACGATGTCGCGGACGGTGACGTCCTTCCATTCGCGTGTTTTGCGTGCCCGGATGGTTCCGAGCAGTGCGGCGGCCTTGGCGGTGACGGTCAGGGTGTCCGGGGCGATGCGGCCGCCGATGCCTTCGACGATGTAGGTGCCGATTTCGACCAGCTTGCCGGTGAAGCCGAGGGCGATCTTGAGGCTGGCGCCGGCCGGCGGGAGGGCCAGCGCATGGTCGCGGTCGTCGAGGGTGATTTCGGCCCGGTCGGAGCTTCGTCCGGCTTCGTCGACGACGGTGAGGCTGACGAGGCGTCCGTGGAGCTTGTGGGTGACGTCGGTGCCGTCGGCGACGATCCGATAGGCGGGCTGCACGGGGCTCAGGGCTCGCGTTGCGGCGGCGCGCCCCAGAGCCGGACGGGCCGGCGCACCGGCTCGGGTCCGGGATCGGGCAGGCGGATGAGGATGCCGGCCGGCAGGACGGCGCCCTTGGCGGCGAGGCCGGGATTGGCGCGGTAGACGGCGGCGGTCATGTCTTCGCGGCCGTAATGGGCCTTGGCAAGCGCATCGACCATATCGCCGTCGCGGGTGCGGTAGACGGTCATGCGCTCTCCCCCGGTAGCTGTCCTGCGCCGTCGGGGCGGCGTCCGGCCTCGGGTCCGTAGCTTCTGAGGGTGAGGGTGAATTCGATGCGGCGCGGCGCGCCGTCGGGGAGGAAATGGCTTTTGATTTCCTCGATGCGGACGACGGCCCAGCGCCTCCAAACCCATCCTAGTCCGTCGACCATCATCATGGGGGCGCCGCTTGCGGCGCGGCGGCGGATCTCGTCGATCTGGTGCAGGCCGCCGCGGAAGTGCGGGTAGATGGTGCCCTCGATCTCGATCTCCTGGCTGTCGGGTCCGAGGTATTGCAGCGCCGGCTCGCGGGCGATGCGGTCGACCTTGGCCCAGCGATAGCCGGCGGTGCGGGCGAATTGCCGGTAGGCTCGGTCGGTCATGCCGAAGCGGAAATCGCCGAGGGCCATCATGACGGTGGCGGCGGTCATCGGTAGTCGAGGCCGTCGTGCAGATCGGCGCGGCGGTCTTCGTGGCGGCGTGCCAGGACCCGTTCGACCTCTCGGGCGATGTCGCGGGGGTCGAGGCCGGGGGCCGGGTGAATATGGATTGTGATGTTGTCGCCCTGACGGAGGATCTGCGGTGCGGGCGGCGCCACGGACAGCGCCGGGGGCGCCTCGGGGCGCTCTGCGGGGAGGGCCGGGGATGCGAGGGCGGCGGCCGGTGCGGCGGCGACGGAGGCGGCCAGGGCGGCTTGCAGGGCACGATTGGGCAGGATGGCGCCGGCGGCGGCGGGGACGAAGAGTTCGCGGCCGCGTTCGCCGACGATGTAGGGAATGTTCCTGCGTACCGGCCCGCCGCGGTCGCGCGGGCTTGCGGGCGGTATTGCGGTCGCCGCATCGGTCAGGGCGGCGTCGATCGAGTCCCGGCTGATCTCCGGGGCCGCATCCGTGTCGTTGATGGCCATGAGGGCTCGGCTCAGATCGCCGGCGCGCAGGGCGCTTTCCTCGATCTCGGCATTGACGGCGGCCAGTTCCTCCTGGAGTTGCTTCAGCCTGGCGCTGTCGATAAAGGCGTCGTTGACCGCCAGGTGGCCGCTCCGCTCGGGCGGCACTTCGAGGTCGGCGATCCGGGCTTCCAGGTCCGCTTTATGCTCCTGGAGTCCCGCTCTGTAATCGGCGGTCGGCAGTTCGCCTTCGGCGGCGACGGTCTCCAGCGTGCGCACGGCGGCGCGCTTGTGTTCGGGTAAAGCGTCGAAGCCGGCGGCGTCGCTCAGCCTGGGCTGGGCGGGTTCTTCCTCGCCGATCAGCCATTGCAGCCACGAGGGCGGCTGCGGCCAGGAGATCGAGCCGACGATGCGGTCCCAGTCGATCGCCGGGATCCAGCCGTCCCAGGAGAAGGCGCCGAAGATGCTGTCCCAGTCGATCTTCGGTAGGTACTTGTCCCAGCCGAGCGGCTTGATCAGGAGGCTCCACAGCAGTTCGCCGGCGAGGATCGCCCAGCCGATCACCGGGATCAGGCGGCTGCCCCATTTCAGGGGGGTGATCAGGAGCGACCAGTTGAGCTTGGGCAGCAGGGCGGTCCATCGCAGCGGTGCGATCAGGGCGGCCAGCGCCAGCTTGCCGGCGCCGCCGAGAGCCAGGCGTGCGAAGAGCGCCGCGGTGAGCTTCGGGATCAGCAGGGCGGTCCATCGCAGCGGTGCGATCAGGGCGGCCAGCGCCAGCTTGCCGGCGCCGCCCAGCGCCAGTCGCGCGAA